GATGAGGCATTTGTTCAAGAGGTGAATAATGATTGGAAACGATTACTCAATACTGGGTAAGTATGGAAATGGAGAGATAGTTAAAGCAAAACTATCTCATGCAGAATATCTTCAACATCACTTGAGAGAAACAGATAGACGGGAGTGCTTGATAGCTAACTGCACTCCTTGGAGAGCATTATTATATCCTCTTAAAAGTAAATCAGCAGAAACTTATACCACATTAATTGATGATGTACCTGCAATGATGTTTGGTGTTGTACCTATAGATCAATATAATGTTGGTCGAATATGGATGTTATGTTCCGATCAAGTTGAAGAACATCAGAAATCCTTTGTTAAATTTAGCTATAACATAGTCGAATACTTTCAAAATAAATATTATTTATTAGAAAATATAGTACCAGTAGAACATACAAAGACTATTAAATGGCTAGAATATCTAGGCTTTTTTATTCATAGAAAGCCTTTTTTAATCAATGAATATAAAGTCTATCGATTTGTGCGTTGTCAAAGCGAATCTGTAGAGATTATTGTGTAATCATAGACAGCCTATTAACAGCAGATTGCCCGTAAGGATAACAAGATGAAGCTAGAGGTAGACAACTGTACTGAAACTGTAACTTAACTTAAGGAGACTTATAATGGCTAATACAATAGATACAGCCTTTATTAAGCAGTTCGAAAGTGAAGTTCATCTTGCTTATCAAAGAATGGGTTCAAAGTTAATGAACACAGTAAGGCAAGTGAACAATGTCAATGGAAGTGTTGTTCGCTTTCAGAAGATCGGTACTGGAACTGCTTCTACTAAATCAAGAAATGGTATGGTAACACCAATGGAATTAGCACATACCACAGTCGAAGCTACTCTATCAGACTTTTATGCTGCAGAGTATATCGACAAACTTGATGAATTAAAAACAAACATAGATGAGAGACAAGCTATAGCAACAAGTGCTGCGGCTGCTCTAGGTAGAAAGACAGATGAAATCTTATACACAGCTATGGATGCAGGTGCTAATTCAACACAAGTAAATGCAACAAATGCAGCAGTAGAAAAAGCAGATTTGTTAACATTATTTGAAACTTTTGGTACTGCAAATATTCCAGAAGATGGTGGCAGATATATTGCTATGCACCCAAAGGGATATGCTGACTTATTCTTAATAAATGAGTTTGCATCATCAGACTTTGTTGGTGAGCAAAATCTACCATTTGCAGGTGGTATGACTATGAAAGAGTTTTTAGGCTTTAAGATTTTTTCAACTGCAGCAATTACTGCAGGTAAGAATATGGCTTATCATACTACTGCAGTTGGTCTTGGTGTTGGTGCAAATGTAACTACAGAGTTAAATTATGTACCAGAGAAAGTTTCACATTTAGCAACATCTATGATGTCCATGGGTGCTAGTGTCATTGATGACAATGGTGTTTATGAACTCTTAGATAATAATTAATAGGAGTAAAACATGGCATTTGATATTTCAAATCTTACTCGTTTAGCAGGAGGATCAGGTGTTAATCTTTGGCACTACACTTCGGCTGATGACATTGGTACTGTCAAGACTTCAGGATATTTTACTGGAGAGGCTGTTAATATGATGAGAGCAAGAGATGTGATTATATGTGTAGATACAGCTACACCTACAACTCATGTTGCTTCCGTTCTTACAAATGATGGCACAACTATCAATACTTCACAAGGTACTGCAGTAGCAGAAACAGACTAAGGAGTAGGGGGAGCAATCCCCCTAATCTTATATGACAAGTACAGTAGCAAATTCAGCATTAGACATAGCATCAAGAGCATTAGTTCTTATAGGTGCAGAACCGATTACTTCTTTTGACTCAAGTTCAACCGAGGCTTTAGTTGCAACTAATATGTATGAAGATGTAATAAGATCATCTTTGTCTATGGCAAGATGGAGATTTGCTACAGAACAAGCTGAGCTTGCACAATTATCAGATGTACCTACTGGAAGATTTGATACAGCACATCAGTTACCTAGTGATCTTCTTGTGCTTCATGCTGTTACTGTAAATGATAATAAAATAGATTATTCAGTTTATGGTAATAAAGTTTTTTCAAACTCAACATCAAATGATAAGTTAATAGCTGACTTTACATATCGAGCACAAGAAATTGATTTTCCTTCATATTTTACGATTGCAGTAGAGTATTCATTAGCTAGTATCTTTGCAACTGCTATAGCAAGAGATGATGGTTTGATGCAGATTATGGAAAGCAAAGCTAATGTATTAATGGCACAAGCAAGAAATCTTGATTCACAACAACAAACAACGAGAAAACTAACAACGTCAAGGTTTATTACTGATAGGAGGTCATAGTGGCTAGAGTTCGTGTGCCACAAAATAGCTTTCAATTTGGAGAGATAAGCCCGTCATTGACGTCAAGAACAGACAGTCCTGTTTATACTAATGCTGCAGAAAGAGTTAGAAATTTTTTTATCAAAGGTGAAGGTGGTGTCAAAAAAAGACCTGGGACAAAAAGATGGCACAACTTTGATAGTAGTCCATCATTTGATTCAAGCCTCAGACAAACAGTTAGAATAGAACCTTTTGTATTTTCAGATGACGAAAAGTATGTAGTAGCTTTTAGTAATACACAAATAGATATATTTCAGATTAGTCCAATTGATGCCACGATATCAAAGATACAAACCATTACTGGGCAATCTTGGTTAGTAAATACAACATCAGAGCCTTACTTAGAAGAATTTACATTTACCCAACAAGGTGATGTAATGTTTATTGCTCATAATACATTTATGATAAGAAAACTAGTTAGAACTGGGCTTACTACATTTATTGTTGAGACATATGCTTTTCAACAATCAATTGATGATAAACATATATTTCAACCTTACTATCCATTTCAAGACTTAGGTGTAACCCTGACTGCTAGTCATACTTCGGGAAACGGAAGAACATTAACTGCATCATCACCTTATTTCATATCAGATCATGTTGGTGTTTATTTAAAGATTGGTAAGACAGAAGCTTTAATTACTGGATTTACAAGTTCAACTGTTGTTACTGCAAATATTCTTGGCACACTTAGACAACAACTAGAGACAGATGCTTTTCAGACATTTGAAGGAAGTAATAAGGTTTTAGTAACTCATGCTCTGCATGGTCTTGATGTAGGAGCAAGTATTACTATTGATAGAGCAGGTGCTATAGGTGGAATTGCCATAGGCAACTTAAATGGATCAAGAACAATATCTGCAGTTATTGATGAGAATACATATGAGATTACTGCAGGAGCAAATGCAACTGCAAGTGCATTAGGTGGTGGTAGACCAAGAATTCAAACTGGAGCAGCTACTACTGAGTGGCAAGAACAAAGCTATTCATCTGTTCGTGGATTTCCTGCTGCAGTTACATTTCATCAAAACAGATTATGGTTTGGTGGAACATTGGCTCAGCCTGATGGAATATGGGGATCAAGGACTGGAGAATACTTCAACTTTGATGTTGGTGATGCAAGCGATAATGATGCATTAGATTTAACTGCGAATGTTGGTGAGATATTTTCAATTAGACATTTAGTATCAAATAGAGATTTGCAGGTGTTTACAAGTGGCTCAGAGTTATTTGTGCAAGCCCCGACTGACAAACCTGTTACACCTGCAAATGCCACAATAAGAAGACAAACACCTTTTGGTTCTAGTTTTGTAAAGCCTGTTGTGTTTGATGGGGCTACATTATTTATACAAAAAACTGGTAGTGCTATGAGAGAGTTTTTGTTTACAGATGCAGAAGCTTCTTATACTTCGGTTGCTGTATCATCACTTGCACCTCATTTGATACTTGATCCAGTTCAACAAACATCAATTAAAGGTGCATTAAACAGATCAGAGTCATATGCTTTTCTTCTTAATAATGATGGCACTATAGCTGTATTTTATTCTATTCGTGGTGATAAGAAAGCAGGATGGAGTTTATGGGACACTCAAGGTAAATGGCACAGTATATGTTCTGTAAATGAAAGATTATTTGTTGTTGCTTCAAGAGATGATGGATCAGGTACAACCAAGTTATTCTTAGAAGAGTTTCAAGTTGATATGCCTATGGATTTTTGTGATACCTTTACTGGGTCTGCAAGTGTATTTGGTAGTTTGGGATCACACTTTTCAAATGGTGCAGTTGTAAAAGCTACATCAGGCAATAACTTTCTTGGGGAATTTACTATATCAGGAGCACAGATAGATGCATCTGCAACAATAACTGGGGCATCTTCAGCATTCATTGGTTATTCTTTTGCTCCTGAGTTGAAGTCTTTACCAGTTGATGCACAAGTTGTTGGAGGTCCTTTAACTGGTGAACCA